GTTAGTAGTGAGTATATGTTCAAAATCCTCTCAATGATTATTTCCGAGCGAAAGCTGTGAAGTTATTTTCATTGAGCAAAGGCTTGAACCTCTTTACTCTGAGCGATCCTAACGTTATCTGGACGCTAACATTTCAATGTACTTAAATTGATTTTGAAATTTGCATGCCTGAAATTAGTCAAATCGAAACAATACTTAGTTTACAACTTGATTTGGTTGTTTTGATGAATTCTGTATTCAGGATTAGCCTTGCACGAGGACATGCTTTTTAGCATGATTCCGCCTCGTTAATTATAGGGAATATCCAAGTTGTGCCACATCGGCAGTGAAGATACGAATTTGACAAGTTCGTAAGCCCACTTTAAATTTCTTTGTTAACTTTTCACAAAATTTTTCTTTTACCACACTTTGTACCATCGATGAGGAAGTTATCCAAATTTTGAGATGTCCTTATTGTCATTCAATTTTTGATGCTCATGATAGTGATGATTTTCATGAACATTTGGTGGCTTGTGCTAATGATTCATTGCACACGTCACCCCAATCCCCCCATGCTCAATTTCGTTTCAATTTTGAACTCGACGATGAAAGTACTTTGAGCACAATAGATGAATCAGATGATGATGATTGGTGCCCACCTGATTTAGATGAAGATGACCCCGAATTTTATCGTGTTCCTTATGATCAATCTCACCCACATCATCTACCACCCAATGAATTGATGGTTTCTTGCGATGAACAGAGAAGGATTATTACCGAATTCAATGCTCTAAGCTTAGCAAATCATATCTGTTCTCGAACTCCCGAACAAACAGATAAGGAGATTTATCCGGCGTGTAATGCTCCGGAATTTTTACGACACAATCAAGCTTTGCGCCAAGTGGTTTTTTCCAATTTAATTCAAACATGGGACTATGATACTCTGAATGAGGAGGATGCAAATTCTTTCTCTTCAGTTGAGAACATCGCCCTTGAACCGACAGATTTCACTTGTTTACAGTCTAGTACTTCTTTGATTCCATCATTGAATGAATTTGATAGAGAGTGGATTCTCTCACTTTCTGAAGACTTAATTTTATTAATTAGCGGAATTCTGAATTCCAAAAATAAAGCTGGTCAAATCACCAGCATTTGTGCTTTTGCTAAATCGCGCAATTGTGGCGCAAGTATAATCTTATCTATTCAAACACATTTATTGGACAAATTTGAACAATTACTTAGTTTTACTGATTTTGAAGATACTCAGAGTATTGAGACTTTAACTCAGTATTCTCGGGATTTCTTAACGAATTTTGAGATCTTTAGGGAATCCCCCCTTTTTAAGAAGATTTATAAGTTTTCTATGTATGCTTTGAGTTTTTGTTTATTCCAAAAAATTGGATTGAATTTTGACACGTTGCAATATACAGTTGTTGAGCAAGCAGCTTTACGTCGCAAGTTCAATAATTTCCCATCCTTCATCATGACCTGTCTGGATCTTGTAACTTTCCTGTGTGAGAAAGGAATTCAGATCTACAAAACGGGTGATATCAATTGCATTTTCCATTCCAGTTCGACTTACGAAAAATTCTTTAATGATGCCAAGTTGCTGGAGATGCAAAGCAAATACCTTAGTAATCCTGAGGCTCTTGATTTTACTGAACACGATTTCTTTGATCGATTAGATAGTACAATAGAAGTTGGATTGAATATTTCCAAATACGCCAAAGATATTGGTCGTGCACAGCATGCTATGGTAAATCAAATTTTATCTTCTTTGCAGATGATTCGCAGTGATTGTTTAACATTTGCTAAGGCTGCTGAAATGCGCAAGACTCCTCTTGGAATTTTGACCTTTGGTGATTCTGGGATTGGGAAAAGTTCCTTTTTGGAGATTCTCTATTGCTACTATGCCAAGATTGCCGGATTGCCTAATGATGATAAATTTCGTTACACTCGTAATGGTGCAGCCAAGTATTGGGACAATTTCAAAACATACATGTGGTGCATTGTTTTTGATGATGTTTCTTGTTACCACCCTGCAAAGGTTCAGGGGATTGACCCTACTATTGAAGAAATGATTCAGGTTATAAACCCTACACCTTTTGTGCCCGATCAAGCAGCTTTAGAGGCCAAGGGTAAGACACCTGTAAGAGCCCAACTTGTTTTGGGTTCGACCAACGTCAAATCCCTAAATGCAAACATGTACTATGCTCATGCACCCGCGGTTCAGAGAAGAATGCCTTGGGTTATCACCCTAAAAGTCAAGAAGGAGTTTGCTATGGAAGATGGTCGTCTCGATTCTGCTAAAGTCCCATCCTCTGCAATAGGCTACCCAGATTTATGGAGTATCACCGTAGAAGAGGTGAAAACTTTACCTGTGCAGCGTGGAATCTCCAATAATGCGCCTTACATGCCTGTGGAATTTGAGGGAGAAGTTCTTAAAGATGTTGATATGAGCATTTTCTTGAAGTGGTATCGCACCATCATTTTACGACATTCAGCTAATCAGGAAACGATGACTAAAGCTGTTGAAGAAATAAGAGAATCTTCTCTATGTGAATGTTGTTCACTACCAACCAATCTGTGTTACAAAATCCAATCGTCCTCTCTGTTGGAATCAGTTCAACAGGGTTCTTATCTTTTGTGTTGTTGGCTTTTGATTTCTTATCTGGTGCTCCACATTGGTTTCATTGTATCCAAACTGTGTACATTTCATGTATTCTGGAAACAGTTGAACTTTATGTTGGCCAAATTTAATGAATTCAAATCATGGTTTTCATATGATGCACGTAATTGGAAACCAACACGCGAAAACTTTAAGCGCTTAGGTCACTCTATCCAGACGAAGATTGGACATCCATATGTTTTTCTAGCTATTGGAGTTTTTGTTACCTTGTCTGCAACTATTTATAAGTTGTCATCACGAGTGATGAATATTCAAGGGAACAATTTTTCAAAGCCTAAGAAACATGAGAAAGAACGAGAAAATGTTTGGTACAATTATGGTGAGTTTACAAATTTTTCAATTCCAGACCACAGTAAGTGTTCCACTAGTGAAGATGTGGTTAATTTGATTCTCAAAAATACTTTCAAGATCTTCTCCCAAGGGCCAGATGTTCCTGATGGTGAATTGGAAGGCGTTGGTGGACATATGTTGGGGCTCCGTGGACACATCTTCATATCCAACAATCATACGATCCCTGAGGGTGATTTTAGAATACGAGTCACCCAAAAAGCAAAGTTCAATACTACTGGAATTTCGTCAGATAGGAAATTTTTGGTGACGCAAGATCAGATCACTCGTTACCCTGAGCATGATTTGGCCATTCTGCGTTTACCACAATTACCTCCAGTTAAAGATATCACCAAATATATTGGAGATGTTTCTCTTGATGCTCGAGCTCCCGCTAGCATAGTGAACACGAAAATGGTTCGACAATTAGGAATGATTAGTAGATGTTCACGAAGTACCCTTCCTTTGAGTGGCTACGATAACACTCCCCTGTGGTATGGTCATAGTGATGTTCCCACAACTGAAGGTGATTGTGGGAGTCCATATGTTCATCTTTCCCCTATGGGAGCTCAAGTAGTTGGATTGCATGTTGCTGGTCAACAGGGAGCTGTTGCTGCTGTTCCTCTGAGGAAAGATATAATCATGCAGCACATTGCCACTGAGCTAGTTGAGGCTGGTTCACCAAACATACAATCTGATTCTGTTCCTCGTTCTTTGAGATCTTTAGATGTGAAGTCACCCATTAGATTTATTGAAGAGAATGGATCCTTGGATGTTTATGGTAGTTTTGTAGGATTTCGTAATCAACCTAAAACTATGGTTGATATTTCTCCAATTGCCCATTTGTTGCAGAATCATGGATTTGAAATTACACATACTAAGCCGGTTATGAAAGGATACATCCCAAAGCGGACTACTCTCTTGGAATTGATTCACCCCCCTGAAAATTTTAGACACGATATTTTGGAAAAAGTCAAGAAATCGTTTTTGAATGAAATTCTAACCATGCTCCCTAAAGATCAAGTTGATGAACTACAACCTTATGATGTTTTTACAGCTATCAATGGTGCTGAAGGAGTTTCGTACGTTGATTCCATAAATCGTTCAACTAGTGCTGGCAATCCCTGGAAGTGTTCTAAAAAGAATTTCCTAGAGAAATTGCCACCACAACATGGACTTTTAGATCCCGTCAAGTTTAATGCTGAAATCACCGAACGTATCCATGAGTTTGTTCAAATATACTCTCTTGGGAAAAGAAATATGCCAAATTTCTGTGCTCACCTTAAAGATGAACCAGTCTCTTTTAAGAAGGCTGCCATTGGGAAGACTCGCGTTTTTGCTGGTGCTCCTGTAGATTTTTCTGTTGTTACTCGGCAGTATTACTTGCCGTTGGTGCGCTTGTTGCAGAACAATAGATTTGCTTTTGAATCAGGACCTGGTACCATTAGTCAATCGTCAGAATGGGGTGATTTCTATAGATATTTGACTAAATATGGTGAAGACCGCATGATTGCGGGTGATTTTAAGATGTTTGATAAAAAGATGCCTTCAAACTTGATGCTCAACGCTTTTTGGATTTTAATCCAGATTGCTAAACGTGGGAAGTACACTGATGAAGATGAGAAAGTGATGACAGGTATTGCTGAAGATACTTCCTTTGCTCTGGTGGATTATTTTGGAGACTTGATACAAACACACAGTTTCAATCCCTCAGGGCACCCACTTACCGTCATTATTAACGGTTTAGTGAATGCCATGTACATGCGTTACGCATACTATATGAACAATCCTGATAATGAGTGTGATACTTTTAAAAAGAATGTTGCACTCATGACCTACGGTGATGATAACATCATGGGTGTGTCACCATACACACCTTGGTTTAATCATACTTCTATCGCTAAGTGTCTATCGGAAGCTGGAATTACGTATACCATGGCTGATAAGGAAGCTGAAAGTGTTCCTTACATCCATATTGATCAATGTAATTTTCTGAAAAGATCATGGCGATTCGAACCAGCTCTTGGAGATTATGCCGCTCCACTGGAGTTGGAGTCCATTCAGAAGAGTTTGATGGTTTGGACTTACTCAAAAACTGTAACACCTGCTGAACAGGGTGTGGCGGTTATTTCTAGTGCTTTACGTGAATATTTTTTCCATGGAAAGGAAACATTTGATCGTATGACAAGATTACTCAATTCCATTGTTGATGAGGTGGGTTGGCGTGAATATGTCACCGATGCGACTTTTCCTACTTGGAATGAATTAGTGCGTAGTTGGCACGATGCCTCTCAGAAGGTAAGAGCTTAATTGTCTCTATGGGCTGTTGAAGGATGTCCAATTTGAATCCAAATCTTCACGTTGTATATAGTTTTACCTGTAAATATCAATAATCCTAATATATTTAACAATGGATATTCAACGTATTCTGCTAGAGCGATCCTCGAAATCCCTATTTAGGGAAGGGCTGCTGAACCCAGTGGATGACCCGAATGTGAAGCGTGGGTTTGCTCACATTTGTACAAAGACCTGCACAACAAAATGATAATACAACGCTGGCCAGCGCAACGGCAAATATGCAAGGAATGAGTGGTATTACAACAGCGAGATCGGAA